ATCAAGTATTGAATGAGCAACAAAGAACACTTGACGAAATCGACAAAAAGAAAAATTTAATTGATAAAAATAAGCCAGGTGCTGCACAAATGGAAGCCGAATTAGATCGGCAAAAAACACTGGTTCAAGTATCAACTGATTTTTATGTTGGCCAAACCAAAAAAGTGGTGGCAGCCAATCAAGAGGCCAGAACAAAATTCAGCACTGGATGGGATGAGGCATTCAGGCAATACCAAGAAAACTCAGAGACAATGGCCGATGTTGGCAAAAAGACATTCAATACAATCGTGGATTCAATGTCCAGTGCATTGAGCAATTTTGTCAAAACAGGCAAATTAAATTTTACTGATTTGGCTCGCAGCATGATTGCTGATTTGATTCAAATTCAAATCAAAGCTCAAGCCACCCAATTATTCAGTGGATTATTTGCTGGCTTCCCTGGCACATCGAGTGGCCCAGCTCCAGTGGTCGATATGTCCAATGCAGCCACATTGACTGGTCGGGCATCAGGTGGCCCATTGGCTGCTGGCCAAGCATCGATTGTGGGCGAGAATGGCCCAGAAATTATTGTGCCTCAAGGTGCATCGACTGTAATTCCAAACAATATGATCGGTGGCATGAGTGGCCAGACCACCAATGTCACCAATTACAACATACAAGCAATTGATACAAAATCGTTTGAGGATAGGCTATATGGCAGCTCTGGTGCAATTTGGGCAGCCAACCAATATGCCACCAAAAACATTGCGACAACGAGGAGCAGAACATAATGGCTGGCTTTCAAAACATTGTTGATATTCAACAAAAGATGACAGTGAATAATCGGAGAACAGTCGGCCAGCAAGTATCCAGATCAGGCCAAATGACTGTTGCCCAATACTTAACATCAGTGCCATGGGTTTTTACAATAGTTCCACATAATTTTTTGTACTATCCACAAGTCAGAGACATTATCCAAGCCATTGATAATTTGGATCGGCAGCTGCCCGATTACATTACATTTGCATCGAATCAGTTATCGTGGTTTACGCAAAACCAAGGAACGGCCACAGTGGCTAGTTTAAGTGGCACACCAACACCCAACAGCCAAACAATCAATTTAACCTCAAATGGCACTTATAAGGCTGGCGATTTCATATCCATCAATGGTTATGTTTACAAGATTACCAATGATTCGACTGGATCGGTGATCAATATCAATCGGCCATTGATTGGCTCACCGACATCGGCTGCACCAGTTCTTTTGGGCAATGCGTGTTCGTTTTATGTGGTGGCCGAGCAATGTCCCACCTACACATTAAACCCAATGACCAATGGTGCATTTGTTGAATGGTCTGGGCCATTTGTATTTCGTGAATACATCACAGGATAATTATGTCAACAGCAATTGCAGCACTTGGATCCAGCTCAATTCGATATGCTGAATTTGTCGAATTAATTGTCACCACTTATGCTGGCAATTTTGTGGTGGGCGATACTTATACTATTTTTGTTGTTGGCACGACTGATTTCACAGCCATCGGTGCATCATCCAATACAGTCGGAGTGACATTCACGGCTACTGGCGTGGGATCAGGAACAGGCAAAGCGCAGCAGATATTTACATTCTGTAATGCAGCGTCTGATATCACAGTGAATGGCATTGTATTTGGTGGACTTGGCGGTTATCTTGGGATCACTGAAATTCAGCAAGATATGAAATCCACCAGCAATGACCTCAAATTGACATTGACTGGCCTGAATCCAATTTATATTTCGACAGTGCTTTCATCGAGCATGAAGGGCAGCAACATCAAGATTTGGCGAGGATTTCTCGATACAAACAATCAATTGCTTACCCTTGGCGGTGTGCAGCAGTTTTTCCAGAGATATCAAGGGATTGTCAATAATATTTCTATCAACGAAATTTTTGATGATAAAAAAAGGGACAGGACTGCCACTTGCATTATTTCATCGGCATCGATGCGATTGGTATTGGATTCAAGATTGGCTGGAATTAAAACCAATCCATCGAGCTGGAGGTTCTTATATCCCAACGATACCAGCATGGATCGAGTGCCAGTGATTGCATCGACTTATTTCAATTTTGGCCAAAACCCAACACCAGGCTCGGCCACCAAGGTGATCGGATCAACTCAACAAGTTCCAGCTGCACTGGTTAAATTTTCCAATTAAGGCATTGATATGAGTTTTGGAACATTTCTTAGTTCAGTTTTTACAACTGCTGCAGTTATTGCCACAGCGTATTTCACGCAAGGAATGTCGCTGGCCTATCAAATGGCAGCCACATTTGCAGTGTCAATTGTGGCATCAAGGATATTTGCACCCAATGTGCCACAGGCCCAGCAAAACAATGTTAGGCAGCAAGTACCACCAGATCCAACAGCTGGCATTCCATTGGTTTATGGTGATGCCTATACTGGCGGTCGATTTGCCGATGCAGTGCTAACCACTGATCAAAAGTCAATGTATTATGTTTTGGTGATTTCAAATATCAGCCCAAATGGTGCATTTAGTTTTGATTTCACCCAATTTTATTATCAAGATCAAATCATTACATTTGACACATCAGACCCCACCAAAGTGATCAGTTTGACCGATGGTGCTGGTAATGTCGATACTTCAATTTCAGATCATTTATACATTCATTGCTATACATCATCAGCAACTGGCACGATCACCCCAGCCAATGGTACGGCCATGCCCTATGATGTGATATCCACAGCCAATGGCGCACCATCAGGTCAAGAATGGGCAACGACCAATCGGCAAATGAATGGTTTGGCATTTGCCATTGTGCAGCTGGTTTATAACAACAATTCACCTGGTACTACTTCATTGCAGCCAGTGACATTCCATGTCAGCCATTATTTGAATGGCACTGGATGTGCCAAGCCTGGTGATGTTTGGTATGACTACATTACCAATTCAGTCTATGGCGGTGCAGTCGATCCATCATTTGTCAGTTCTGCATCAGCCACTGCATTGAATACTTATTCAGACGAATTGATTACCTATACACCATCAGGCGGTGGCACATCAACCACACCCAGATACCGATTCAATGGCGTTTTAGATACTGGCCAAACAGTATTGGCCAACATCGATATTATGATGACTTGCTGTGACAGCTGGCAGTCTTACCAGGCAGCCACTGGTTTGTGGTCAGTATCGATCAATCAAACCATCAGCCCATCATTTTCATTCGATGACAACAATATCATTGGCTCGATATCCACTGGCGAGCTGGATATCACGCAAATGGTCAATCAGATCGAGGCCAAATTCAATGATTCCACAAACAGGGATCAGCCTGGTTATGTGAATTTACAAACCCCAGCAAATTTGCTTTATCAAAACGAGCCAGTTAACAAATTTACTGTTTCATATGATTTGATCAATTCGAGCGTTACAGCTCAATACTTGGCCAATCGGACACTTGAGCAAAATCGACTTGATTTGATCATCAGTTTTGCAACCAATTACACTGGCATTCAGGTCAATGCTGGTGATGTAGTCACAGTGACCAATTCCTACTATGGCTGGACAAATAAACAATTCAGAGTGATGCAAGTCAAAGAGGCATCATTGCCCGATGGGACTCTTGGCGCATCATTGCAGCTGATTGATTATGATGCCAATGTTTATGCTACTGGCGATATTACCCAGTACACACCAACACCCAATTCGGGATTGGCATCACCCACTTATTTCAGCGCATTGGCTGCACCCACTATTTCAGCACATCGAGAGACTGCAACAATTCCCAATTTTGATGTGCAAGTATATGTGCCAATGGTAGGCAGAGTGACCACTGGCACATTGTTTTACACCACAGTATCCACACCATCATTGTCGGATTGGCAGACTTGGGCTACTTATACAAACACCAGTAATCAGCCAGTTTTAAACAATACTTATTTCACATTTGCCGATGTGGTTTTACCAGCTGCCACATATTATTTTGCTTATACGGCCAGCAACGAAAAAACATCGACTCCATTGAGTCCAATATCCACTGCTTTTGTTTGGACACCAGTCGGCATTTCTGGAGCCAGTGGAGCGTCTGGCGCATCAGGTTATAGCGGATTTTCTGGATTGTCTGGAATGTCTGGATTGTCTGGATATAGCGGTTTGTCAGGATATTCTGGTATAGGTAGTACAGGATTAACAGGTTTGGCTGCCATCACTGCATACAAGCTACAAAGCCAAACATTAACTCCACCAACATATTCAACACCCACATCGGGAGCGACTGCACCAAGCGGATGGTCATTGACTGCACCAACAGCCACAGTTGGCCAAGTGGTTTGGTATTTGATGGGTCAATACAACTCCAATAGCAGTTCTTATGGTGGAGTACCAGCTAATTCAACAGCATGGACTGGGCCAGTGGCTGCATCAATATTTCAAGACATTGAATCAGACAATTGGACTGGCGGTACTCCACCAACAACTGGTCCATTTGCACCGATTGCCTCACCAGGCTATTACATTCAAAAAAATACTGGCAATATGTATTTGAACAGTATTTATGGCCAAGGCGTGGCCAGATTTGATGGTCAAAATACTGCATCAGGCATTTCAGTGTCTGGATATGCTGCGGTGGTCGGCAATTTGTCTAATATTCAAAATTATGGTCTTTATGGGACTGCCAATGCAGCTGGTAATTCAGCTGGAGTTTTTGGATATAACTCCAACACCAGTTCATATTATTCTTATGGTGTATTTGGCCAAAATTCAAATCCATATTCTCCAGCCATTTATGGATATAATTATGGTGGAGGAACAGGCATTCAAGGAGTTTCAAATAGTTCAGGAATTGGCGTTTATGGAAATTCTTCATCAGGTTCTGGAGTTGAAGGAGATTCAGTTTATGGAGCTGGAGTAAAAGGGGTTTCAATTTCAGGAAATGGGGTACAAGGCTCAGGAACTTATGGTGTTTACTCTACAACTGCATTTGGCACATCAAGCACAGCATTTGTAAATAATTTGTATGCACAATATACTCAAAATTTAGTTGGGCAAGCCAGTGGAACATTGCTTTATTTTTACACAGGTCCAACAACTGGAGCCAGTACAGCGACATTTAATCCAGCAAATAAACCAGGCTTAACAAGTGGCAGCAATACTTGGATTGAAATTATCATCAACGGATCAT